GAAGCGTTGAACACGATATAAGGTTTGTGGTAGGGTAGAGTTACCTGCACGGTGCAGGAACATATTCCTGCCGCAGGGTATGGAATAAGGAAACGGAAAAGGAAAAAACAAAATGGCAATTGATCTAGAAGCAATTAAGCGTCGCGTTGCAGAGCTGTCTGGTGTGAAGAGGACCTCGTCGGTCCAGCTGTGGAAGCCGAGCCTCGGCGAGCACAAGATTCGGTGTCTTCCGTGGAAGAACGCGCCAGATGGCCAGCCGTTCATGGAGCGATGGTTCTATTACATCGGTGAGAACGCGGGTATCCTGGCACCGAATCAGTTCGGCAAGCCGGATCCAATCAACGATTTGATCCGCAAGCTATATGGCAGCGGAAAGCCGGACGACAGAGTCCTCGCCAAGAAGTTGCAGCCGAAGATGCGGTGCTATGCTCCGGTCATCGTCCGCGGCGAAGAGGACAAGGGCGTCCAGATCTGGAGCTTCGGTAAGCTAGTCTACCAGCGAATGCTCGGCTTCTTCCTCGACGAGGAGGTCGGTGACATCCTCTCTCCGACGGAGGGCTTCGACCTGAAGGTTTCGATCACGAAGCAACCAGGTAAGCAGTTCAACGATATGACCGTCGATCCGGCACGTCGACCTACGAAGTTGCACGAGGATTCGAAGACGGCGGAGGGTTGGCTCAACGCGATCCCGAACCTCGACGACATGTATCGCCTCAAGTCGACGCAGGAGATCGAGGCGGTCCTCAACAACTGGTTGAATGGTGGCGTTGTAGAGGATATCTCGACGCCTCCCACGACCAGGGGCCCAGCTCCGACGAGTGATGCCCTCGACGACCTCGTTGCAGAGGTGAAGGCGACTGCACCAGCGAAGAAGTCAAAGAAGGCCGACGACGATGCTGCTCCTGTCAAGAAGCAATCGTTGGACGACGCGTTCGCCGACTTGATGGGCGACGAGTGACGTTGGCTTGAGTTGCAAACGCCGGGAATCAAATAGGTTTCCGGCGTTTGTACTATGTACTCCGCGAAGAGGATAATAGACACATGGCAAAGACAAAACCAGTAGAAGAAACAGCTCCAAAGAAGAACGAAGTCGACAACATGATGAAGGACCTCATTTCCTCCATCAACAAGGAATTCGGCACGCGAATCGCCTTCAACTTATCGGAGATGGATGCGCCGACGATCGTCAAGCGCTGGATCGATACGGGTTCTATCCAGCTGAACTATGCGATCAAGAACGCTCTCGGTGGCGGGTACCCCGAGGGTCGGATCATCGAGATCTCTGGTCTGCCTTCGTCGGGCAAGTCGCACTTGGCTTATCACGCCGCCGCCGTCGCCCAGAAGATGGGCGGGCTCGTCGTCTACATCGACACCGAGAACGCTACGCCTGTGCAGAAGCTGGCTGACATGGGTATCGACGTCCGTAAACGGTTCGTCTATTGCGATTCTCACTGCACGGAGGAAGTTTTCTCCATCATCGAGTCGACGATCCTCAAGGCGAAGCAGATCATCGAAAAGAATGTACCGATTCTCGTCATCTGGGACTCGGTCGCCGCCACCTCTCCTAAGGCTGAGCTCGACGGAGAGTACGAACAGAATTCTATCGGTCTCCAGGCTCGAGCTATCTCCAAGGGTATGCGTAAGATTACTGGCGTAATTGGTCAGAATAACGTCACGCTGCTCTGCCTCAACCAGATCAGAGACAACATCGGCGTGATGCACGGAGATCCATTGACTACGCCTGGTGGTCGAGCCATTCCCTTCCATTCTTCTGTTCGTATTCGACTTGGAAGTGGAAATCAAGTGAAGGATAAGAATGGCATGCCCATCGGTATTCACACTACTGTAACAATTAAGAAGAACAAAGTAGCACCACCATTTCGAAAGTGCGAGTTTGATATCATTTTTGGCAAGGGCATTGTTGAAGATGAGTATCTTTTCGATGAGTGTAGGTCATACTGCAAAGAGAATGGGCCTGTTAAGCGAAAAGGTCATACAATTAATATCAGTGGTGAAGGCGCGTGGAAAGAATTGAGTGTTGTTGCTGAAAAAACAGGTGAAGTTGTGGTAGAAAAGAAATTCTATAAGTCTGAATTTGGATCGCTTATGAAAGATGATGTTCATGGTCCGTTCATTGCGGAGGTCATTGATGCTGCTTTGACGCTGACAACAGGACCTGCAGCGGATCCAACAGAAGCAGATGATAATGTTTCTGATGATGGAGGCACAGATGAGTGATAAATTTGGAAGATTGATTAATCCAATTTGGATTAGCACGGTTACAGATGACGTATCATTGATTCCAAAGTATCAAACTCAAGGTTCAGCAGGATGTGATTTAAAGTCAACGGAAGATAAAGTTATTTATCCCGGTGAACGTGCATTGATTGGCACAGGTCTTCGACTTGAAATTCCGTTTGGGATTGCTGCTCAAGTTTGTCCACGTTCAGGACTTGCGGTAAAGTACGGCATCACTGTTTTAAATGCTCCTGGTATCATTAATAATGATTATCGTGGAGAAATTAAAGTGGTTCTGCACAACACAGGCAAAGAAGAATTTATTATTAAAAAAGGTGATAGGATTGCACAGCTTCTATTTTTCCCAATTATTCAAGCGATCTTTCAATCGGCCGCTGAGGTGTCTGAAACGCAACGTGGAGAAGGTGGATTTGGCAGCACAGGTATTTGATGTCTGACAGGCCTATACTCATTGTCGACGGCGCTAATCTTTTCTTGAGATCTTGGGCCGCCTATCCAACCATGTCTTCTCATGGTTATCAGATGGGTGGCTGCATAGGTTTTATGAAAACATTAGGTCGCATTCTTATGGAGATTCAACCTAAAAGTGTTTACATTGCTTGGGAAGGTGGAGGTTCTCAACGCCGCCGAAAATTATTTCCGGAATACAAGATGGGACGTAAAGCCCAAAAACTAAATCGTTTTTATGGTGACGATATTCCTGAATCTGAAGAGAACAAAAAACACCAGTTAATTTCTCTTCTAAACATGCTAAAATTTGTACCTGCATGTCAGGTGTATGTTTCTGACTGTGAGGGCGACGATGTCGTCGCATTCTTGTGCAAAGGTCCATTTAGAGAAGAGAACAAAATTATTGTGTCGTCAGACAAAGACATGTATCAATTACTCGATGACAAAACAAAAATATACTCTCTTCACAAGAAGATCATTGTGACTGCAGAAGATATCTTTAAAGAATTTAGAATTAAGACGCACAATTTTGCGCTAGCCAAAGCACTTTGTGGAGATATTGGTGATAATGTACCTGGAATTAAGGGTATTGGTTTTAAGACTGCTGCATCGAAATTTCCAATGCTTGGAAATGATGACGAAATTCTTTTGCAAGAAGTTGTCGATTTTTGTCAGGCACATTCGAGTGAGTCTACTATTTATCGCCGCGTTTTGGAGCATGAGCATGAACTCAGAAGAAACTGGCGGCTTGTTCACTTGGATGGAAGTATGCTGTCTGCCGATCAGATTTCGCGGGTACAACATGTCGTCGATACATTCAGCCCTCGTGTCGATAGGATTGGCCTTATCAAGGCCCTGGTAAAAGAAGGAGTCAACGATTTTGACGCTGAAACTTTTTTTTACGCTTTTCGATGCGTAGACGGACTTGGATCTTCAAACAATTAAGAGAATAAAATGCAAGAAAACGAAAACAAGACGACGAAAGTTACCTTCGGCACGTATGGCAAATCATTTCAAGAGAAGATTGGCCAAGCCCTGCTAACGGATCCAAGGTGGGCAGAGCAGATGATGGAGGTTTTTGATTCATCTTACTTCGAACTCAAGTATCTTCAATTTCTTGCGGATAGGTACTTTTCTTATTCTAAGAAGTACAAGGTCTTCCCCACACTTCAGCTTCTTGTCACTATTATTCGTGAAGATTTAAAGGTGGGAACAGACGTCATCCTCCGCGACCAAATCATCGAATATCTCCAGCGCATGAAGGCCAATCCAGATCCAGGTGATCTGCAATTCGTCAAGGACAAGGCGTTGGACTTCTGCCGTAAGCAAGCTCTTAAGGCTGCACTTGAAGATGCTGTGGATCAGATGCAGGCTGAAAAGTATGAATCCATTGTTGAATCTATCAAGAAAGCCGTGTTGGTTGGAACTGCGCCTGCCCTTGGTCACGACTTCTTCACTGACTTCGAAGCAAGATTCACAAGGCTGCAGCGCAACTGTGTTTCAACAGGTCTTGATGAATTGGATCGTAAAGAGATCATGAATGGCGGCCTAGGCGCTGGTGAGATTGGAGTTGTTGTTGCCGCTACAGGCGTGGGTAAGTCTCACTTCCTTACTATGCTCGGAGCTAATGCTTTGAAGTCAGGAAAGAATGTTCTACACTATACCTTCGAGCTTTCAGAGACCGCTGTTGGCGTTCGATATGATTCAAATCTATGTGACATGGAATCCAACCAGGTCATCGACAGAAAAGATGAAGTGTTGACGAAGTATAAGGACATGAAGTTAGGCCGTCTTATTATCAAAGAATTTCCAACGAACACTGCGTCAATTTATACATTACGATCTCACATTGAACGCCTTGATGTTAAAGGATTTCGTCCTGACATGATAGTCATCGATTATGCAGACATCATGCGTTCTACCCGACAATATGATTCATTGCGCCATGAATTAAAGTTGATTTATGAAGAGCTTCGTGGTTTTGCTTCAGAAAAGGGTATTCCAATTTGGACAGCGTCGCAGTCCAACAAAGAAGGCTCCAATAGTGATGTTGTCGATCTTAGTAACATGTCTGAGGCATACGGAAAGGCAATGGTGGCTGACGTCGTTCTCTCAATCTCCCGTAAGTCTCATGAGAAGGCTACAGGCTGGGGTCGACTCTTCGTCGCAAAGAACCGAGCGGGTCGAGACGGTCTTGTCTTTCCTGTCAAGATCGATACAGCTAGAAGCAAATTTGAGATCACTGGTCAGGCTGGCAATCTTGAAGAAAGCAAGCTTGATGATGATGCAGCGCAGAAACAAGCGTTGCGTGCCAAGTGGAGGGAACTTAAAAATGAGTTTCCATCTCGAAAAGAATCTCATGAAGATGGCACAAATTCAGTAACAACTGCAGGACATTGAATTATAGTTATTAAACCTACTGTTGATTTGGAGATACAGATGAACACATTTACACGTAACGAGGCCTTTGCGGCATCATTAAAGTACTTTGGTGGTGATGAGTTAGCGGCTAGCGTTTTTGTCGACAAGTACGCGCTTCGTACTTCAAAGGGAGATCTGCTGGAGGCGACACCTTCAGACATGCATCGTCGCCTCGCTCGTGAATTTGCGAGAATTGAAGCGAAATATCCTAATCCTTTATCTGAGAAGGAAATTTTCTGCCTGTTGGCGGACGTTGATCACGTCGACATTTCTCAAAGAGACAAGATGTCTCTTGAAGAACTTGCAAGAGAGTCGCGTGGATTAGGAGCAATCGTTCCTCAAGGTTCTCCCATGTCAGCAATTGGCAACGATTTTCAATATCAATCACTGTCAAACTGCTTCGTCATTCAATCACCTTATGATTCCTATGCAGGTATTCTTAAGGCCGACCAAGAACAAGCTCAAATCATGAAGCGCCGTGGTGGTGTTGGTTTCGATATCTCTACGATTCGTCCAAAGGGTATCATCACAGCCAACGCAGCTCGTACCACCGATGGTATCGGCGTCTTCATGGAGAGGTTTTCTAACACTTGTCGTGAGGTTGCTCAAGGTGGTCGTCGTGGTGCCTTGATGTTGACCATTGATGTTCACCATCCAGAAATTCGCACGTTCGTCAATATCAAACGAGACCTTAAGAAGGTCACCGGCGCCAACATCTCCATCCGTCTTACAGACGAGTTTATGCAGGCAGTGAAGGATGGTGATAAGGTTCATCTTCGTTTTCCTGTGGAAAAGGATGTCAAGCACACTATCGAAGAATGGGTCGACGCAAAGCAATTATGGCATGAAATCATCGAGGCGGCTTGGGCTTCAGCAGAACCAGGTCTGCTCTTCTGGGATACTGTGAAGAAGCGTACCCCGACTGAGGCATACGAAGATTACCGCTCTACTTCAACGAACCCGTGTCTTACCGCAGACACGCAAATTGCAGTTGCTGACGGTCGCGGATATGTTGCAATTGGCGAGCTAGCTCGTTTAGGGGTTGATGTACCTGTATACGCTTATGACAATGACACAGGGAAAGTTATTGTCAAGACTATGCGTAATCCGCGTCTGACAGGCAAAAAGAAACCAGTGTACAAGATGGTAATTGAGGGAGGACACACATTCCGAGCCACTGGAAACCACACTATGGTTCTACGCGATGGAACAAGAAAGACTGTCAAAGAACTGCAACCCGGAGACCAACTTTGGGTTGCACAAAAGTCCAAGGCAAAGTTCAATGAAGTCCTACCAGGTCTTCGAGCGACACAGTCGCAGGATTACATTTGGGTCAAGGACTGCAACAGCAAGTCTTGGAAAGCAGAGCATCGAGTCATCTGGGAAGCTCATCACGGCAGGAAAGTTGATGTGCATGAAGTGATTCATCATGTTGACTTCAATGCTTCCAATAACAACATCGACAACTTATTGTTGATGAGTAAGAAAGATCACGACGCTTACCATGCCTCTCTGATAAAGGGCGAGAACAATCCAATCTTCAAGATCAAGTCTGATCCAGCAAGATTCGCAGAATACTCGGCAAAGATGTCGTTGGCAGTCAGCGGTGAGAACAATCCGCGTGCTTATGACATCAGCAATGATGAACTGTTGAGACACGTCGAGGACCTCGTCGCTTCCATGGGCCGCCGTCCCAGCGGTGGGGATTGGGAACTCTATGCTGAACAAAATTCACTACCAAAGTTTTTAAATTCCTACAGGCTTGGCGGCAGGAAGTTCTCACAAATTACTGCAGAGCTCTGTGAAAAGCTCGGAATTCCAAATGAGCTAACTTCTTTGGATCCGCGGATGGCATCTAGAGCCTTGGAGGCTCAAGAGTCTGGGTATTCATGGCGAGTGTCCAACAACGGGCTTGAAGTTGAAAAGAAGTGTGAATGGTGTCAAAGTAACTTCTGGAGTTCCTACGACAAGAGAGAGGTGTCTTTTTGCGGTCATTCATGCTCAAATTACTACGCAAATCGTAAGACTGGAAAGAACTCCGCTAGAGCTGCTACTTTACAAAAGATGCATCTTGAAAAAGGAGAAAAGAACCGCTCAGCTCAACTGGACGTTTATACAAAACTTCGATTCGACCTGGGTCGCGAGCCGCTTTGTAATGAATGGGCCGATGCTTGCAAAATGAACAGCCTTCCCTCCCGGCTAGGCACCAAGAATGGTTTTGAATCGTGGAAAAAGTTGAAGAACGAGGCTGAGTTACACAACCACCGCATTGTGTCAGTTGAGTTTGACGGACACGAAGACGTATTCAATGGAACGGTTGATGATGTCCATACGCTTGTTTTTAAGGTGGGACAAGAAAACATTGAAGGCCTACAAAACCCTGTTGACGTATTGATTGCTAGCGAACAATGCGGAGAGATCGTGCTCAGTCCATATGACAGCTGCCGGTTGCTCCTCGTCAACCTCTACAAGTTTGTCAAGAATCCATTCACTTCCGCTGCAGCTTTTGACAACGAAAGATTCAAGGACGTTGCTGTCAAGGCTCAAAGGCTCATGGACGATTTGATCGATCTGGAGATCGAGGCGGTAGACAAGATCATCGCCAAGATTCAAAATGATCCAGAACCAGAAGATGTCAAACGCTCGGAGCTTGACTTGTGGAATAAGATTAAATCTGCGGCTTTAGGTGGAAGAAGAACCGGATTAGGCATCACTGCTCTTGGTGATACTCTTGCTGCGATGGGATTCGTCTATGGATCAAAGACATCTATTCAAATGACAGAATCCCTTTACAAGGCGCTTTCATTGTCTGCCTATCATTCGACGGTAACAATGGCTGCAGAGCGTGGTGCATTCCCTGTCTTTTCTCATAAACTTGAGGAGAAACATCCATTCATCCAGCAAATTCTTGAAGCCGATCCCGATCTTGCGAAGAATTATAAGAAACACGGTCGTCGAAACATTGCTCTAACAACAACGGCTCCTGCTGGTTCTGTTTCTGTTCTTACCCAAACAACTTCAGGAATCGAACCGGCGTTCATGCTCTTCTACAAGCGCCGTAAGAAGGTCAACGGTGATGATCCAAATACCAGAGTCGACTTCGTCGATCCGCTCGGCGACAAGTGGCAGGAATATATGGTCTATCATCATGCCTTTAAGAAGTGGATGGAGGTCAACCATAAGACCGAGGAACATGTTACAGAATCTCCATATCATGGCGGTACAGCCAATGAGATCGACTGGGTTGCCAAGGTCGACCTTCAGGCCGCAGCCCAGAAGTGGATCTGCCATTCTATCTCTAATACTACTAACATTCCAAACTCAACTTCTGTCGATGTCGTTAAGGACATCTACATGAAGGGTTGGGAGACTGGATGCAAGGGCGTCACCATCTATCGTGATGGTTGTCGAACCGGTGTCCTCGTGGCGGAGACAAAGGTGGAAGAAAAGAAGAATGATGTTACTGGTCAGCCTGATACCATGGTAGAAAATCATGCGCCTAAGAGGCCTAAGGAATTAACCTGTGATATTCACAGAATTAACGTGAGGTCAGGTAGCGACAACGAATCATACCTTGTGTTGGTTGGACTACTTGAAGGTAAACCTTACGAGATCTTTTGTGGCCTTTCGCAGCATGTCGAAGTTCCAAAGAAGGCGAAGACAGGTCTTCTAATAAAGAATGGGAAGAAGGATGGTGTAGCAACATACAATCTTCAGATTCCAATTGGAGATGACGACGCGTTGGTTTTTAAGGATGTCGTTGAATTATTTGCAAATCCAAATCACGGTGCGATGACACGAACGTTATCTCTGGCGCTGCGTCATGGCGTGCCTGTTCAATATGCTGTCGAGCAATTACAAAAGGATAAACATAGTGGTTTGCAATCTTTTTCCAGGGCAATCTCCAGGGTGTTAAAGACCTACATCCCAGATGGGACAAAGTCGCAGTCTGACAAGATCTGCGGTTCTTGCGGCCTTGAAGGAATTATCTACAAAGAAGGTTGTGCGACTTGCGCTTCTTGTGGATGGAGCAAATGCTCATAATTTAATTTGTGGCGAATAGATATGTACTGGAGCGTATTATGAAACTAAAGCAACTTCAGCAAGAAAGAATTGAACAAATTATTAGAGAAGAAATGCGTAATCTCAAAGAGGGATGGATAGCCGCCGATCAGTTAAAGGCTTCGTCCTCTTATAATGAAAGAAATCTTTTTGAAGTAGGTTCTCCTATTGAACAGGACCTATCTGCCGATTCACTTTCTTCTGCTTTGCAGCAGACTTCTGCTGACACTGCCCAGGCATGCCTCGTTGATTTTGACAATGAATTGTTGAAGCAAATTGCTGCAGTTTTAAAAAGCCATGGATTGTTAGCGGCTGGTGAAGATGCAGGCAGCGTTTATGAGATGTTTGCAGATTTTGATGAGGATTCAATGATTCTTGCACAACAAGAGTGTGTGTCTGACATTGTTACAGCACTTGAAAAATATGTTGCCGAGATGGCCGTCATGGCCGCAGGCATGTATTCAGGTCGTGAATGATGAAAAAACAAAAAGAAGCATTGCCACCATTGGCACGCCTTACCGTCAAGGATCTTCGTCGACTTGTTAGGGAAGAATACGCCCGAGGCATTCCTGACTTCGTCACGACAAATGCCGCGTCAAACTGTGCTGAAGAAATGAAACGACATCTTGTTAGGTACGTTCAGCAAAAATCGGCTGATCCTCGTATGCAAAGAGAACTGATTGGGCGTGCCAATGCTTCGTTGGATGAGATGGAAAAAGAATTGAAAGAAGTCATTGAGAAACACATGATGGCTTTTATCTACAACGTTTAAAACA